TTGTCGCTCTGGTCAACAGCAGGCACAGAGGCCTCGACTGCGATGCTTAAATGGCGTGAGCAGGGATTGCGTGCCATAGACACAGGGCAATCGTCATCTTTCTATTTTGCGGAATGGTCACCACCACCAGAGTTGTCACCGTTAGACCCTGCGTCGTGGTCTTGGGCTAACCCTGCACTTGGTACAACTTTGACAATGAAAACTATAGAGGCAGAGTCAGAAAACCCTGACCGTGCGTCATTCTTGCGCGCCAGTTGTAATTTGTGGGTTGCGTCAGATCGTGCATGGATACAACCGGGTGTTTGGCCACAGTTGCATTACACAGACCCGATACCAGACGGCGGCACGGTCGCAATAGAGTGCGCGCTAGACGACGCAAGATACTTTGGTGTCAGGTGTGTTGTGTTGCCAGATCATCGCACAGTCGCCACAGTCGAATTTGTGGTGGACACATTCGAGCAGGTCATGGCAGAGGTAGACAGACTGTGCAACACAGGTGCGGTACGGTTTGCCATTACGCCAACAATAGACCTGCACTGGCCTGTCGCGCTAGAACGCAAACGCATCGTTGTCGGCTACGGCGAAATACTTAAATTTACGCCACGCATAAAATCTATGATTGGCGAAAAGTTGCTATTGCACACAGGCGAGGAAATGTTGGCAGAACATGTCCAGCGCGCTGTCGCGGTACGGTCACAAAACAGCATTGCGTTATCCAGTCAAAGATCACCCGGCCCGATTGAATTGGCTAGGTGCATGGTGTGGGCTGCAGCGCTCGCAAGCCGACCGACATCGTCTGGCAAGCCAATGATTGTTGTCGCTAACGGCTAATGTATTGTCGGGTGGCTCGTCGCGTCGCGCTTTCTCGGTTCATCGCGGCGAGCACCTATACACCATGCAGGTTGACTCTGGTGGCATACTTGCAGCATGGCTAAAACTCTTATTGAATTTATTTCTGGCAAAAGTTTTAAGGCCGATAGTGGGCCGGTGACAAAGGCGGCTGCTGCTGGTAGTTATGGTGGCGCTAATTCTGTTGGCAAGTATTACCAGTATTTTGAGGGTCAGTCGCGCAATAATGCAATTTCGGTGGCGACGGTTAGCCGCAGTCGCGACCTCATGGCATCTGTCATTGGTTGTATGCAGTTGCGTATGTATAACGAGATGTGGAACGGCAACGAAATGGAAAAAGTGTATATTGCGCCGCGATCGTGGTTGCGTCGCATTTCGCCAAGTGTTACAAATAATTTTTTGCTCAGTTGGCTATTTGATGATTTATTTTTTTATGGAGCGGCCTATTTATTTGTGACAAGCAGAACGGCTGACGGATATCCCGCGTCGTTTGATCGTCTACCGTTCGCAAATGTGACTCGACAAGATCAACCCGGTCCTGTATTTTTTGGGCCGTCTAACCAACTATATTTTGCTGGCGAAAAACTTGACTCAGCAAATGTTGTGCAATTTTTGTCACCGATACAAGGCATTGTCTACCAGTCAACACAGGCAATAGCGACAGCGCTAAAACTTGAAGCGGCAAGATATCGCAATGCTTCGTCATCAATTCCGGCAGGAATATTGCGCCAAACTGGAGGAGAACCGATGAGCGCACAGGAACTCGGAGACATGGCTGCCGCGTTTAACACGGCTCGCGAAACAAACCAGACTGCGGCGCTAAACGAGTTTGTGATGTATCAGGAAACTTTAATGAGTCCAGACAAGATGTTGCTTATTGCCAGTAGCGAATATCAGGCAATGGAAATGGCGCGTTTGTGCAACATTCCGCCGTACCTTGCTGGCATTTCGGTTGGGTCATATTCTTACCAGTCAAGTAGCGAGGCGCGCGCCGATTTATGGAATTTTGGTGTGCGCGCATACGCCGATTGCATAGCGTCAACATTCAGCATGAATAATGTGCTGCCTAACGGCACATATGTTGAGTTTGACTCTGACGCATACCTTGAGGGTAGTTACTCAGAGCAAATGTCCGATATGGCAATGCCGACTGATGTAGTATCGCAATCATGATCAAATTGACCCCCTCACAGATCACGGTAGATGCGGCGCAGGCTGACGGTCAGCCACGCCGATCTATCAGTGGTGTAGCAATCCAATACGATGTTGTCGCCACAGTGAGCGACGGCACACAAGTCAAATTTTTAAAAGGCTCGCTATCGGCTGCAGGTCGCAAACCTAAGTTGTATATGCAACACGACGCAACACAGATCATTGGTCAAGTCACTGAGCGTGTTGACACAGGTGACGCAATGATGTTTGTCGCCACAGTCAGCGCCACTCGACTCGGCGACGAAGCGCTGGTGCTCGCAAGCGACGGCACAATCAGCGAAGTCAGTGTCGGGGTCGCACCCACCAAATTTAAGTTTGACGAAGCCGGTGTCATGCTGATTGAGGCCGCCGACTGGCTTGAATTGTCGCTAGTTAGCCAGCCAGCATTTGCAGGCTCAGTCATCACACAAGTCGCAGCAAGTATCCCACAAACAGAACCCGAAATAGAGTTAAATGAAGTTATACCTACACAGGAGAAAATCATGAGCGAAGTAACAGCAGCAGCACCAGTGCCAACACCAGAAATTATTACACCGACCGCGCCGCTATTTGCAGAAGCAAAGCGTGAGCCGCGTCTAATTTCGCGTTGGGAATACATGGCAGCGTTTTACGAAGGCGGCGCAAATTGGGTCAAAGCGCAACAAAACTTTATTGACTACCGCAACTGGCACAAGTCACCACTTGAAGCCGCAGCAGGCGACGAATTTTTGACATCAGTACCCGGCTTGCTGACTCGCGTTGAACTTGGGCCAGTGTTCCAAGACATCAACTTTATGCGACCTGTTGTGTCTGCACTTGGTGCACGCGCAATGCCATCAACACCATCATCAACATTTAACCGACCAACAATCACAACACACACATCGGCTGCAGCGCAAACCGAAGGTGCATCGTTGTCGGCAACAACAATGGTGATTGCAAACAACACAGTCACTAAAAAAACTTTTGGTGCGACACAAAACATTTCGTATCAGACAATCGATTTTACTGATCCTGCAGCGCTACAAATTGTCATCAATGACATGCTCGGCGAATACATGGTCGCGACCGATAACGAAGCAGCAGATAACTTGTTGACTGCAGCAACATCGGCTGGCGTATGGGATTTAACAATCGCAGACTTGTTCACCAGCATTTATGACGCGGCAGCAGTAACACTTGGTGCTAACAACATGTTGCCTACTCACATGTTTGTCGATCCCGCGACATGGGCGTTGCTTATGAAATTGCCAGATTCAACGGGCAGACCAGTTTTTGCCAACTACGGTGGGCCAGGCTTGCAAGGTGTTAACTCAGTTGGTATCGGCAACGCCGCAACACTCGGCGCAGCAAACGACAACAATTACGGGCCACTAGGACTAAAACTTGTTGTTGACAATAATTTTGCAGCCAAGACAATGATCATTATGAAAGACATCGGCTTTGAAATTTACGAAGCACAACAAGGCATCTTGAGCATTGACGCACCAGCAACATTGACCAGAGCAGTATCCACATACGGGTACTTCTGCACATTCAAAGCAAATGGTGACATGATCCAAAAGATCACACAGGCCTAGTCGAGAGGCGGCCTAACCGCCAATGACTACCTACAACACAGCCAGCAAACAATTACTTAGTAACTATGCGTGCATTAGCACGCTAGAGCCAACAGAAATTGTTGTCGGTCAATCAATCACGGTTGCGTCTTTAGGTGCACCATTTAACGGCACATTTACAGTGCTTGAGATGCCAGCATTTTTGCTCAGCGGTGTTGACTCGACTACTGGCGAATTTCAATACGACATCACACAGGCAATACCTAACCAGTTATTGTTTGCGTGCACTGGTAGCAATGTTGAGTATGTAAAAATCTTTACCGGCACAGTCGCATACACACAGACAGCGAACTGGTGCACGGCTGCAGAAATTTTGACATACATTGGTATTGCTACGGCAACGGCGGACGACACAACATTTG